ATGGGTATACAAAAACTTTGATTGGATGTCTGGTGTATCATTTTTACCATTTAGTGAACACACATATCAACAAGCACCTTACCAAGATACAGATAAGGAAGGTTATGAGTTGTTACTAAAACAAATGCCAAAAGAAGTAGATTGGGCAAAACTCTCTGAATATGAATCTCAAGATATGACAATTGGTGCACAAGAATTAGCTTGCGTTGCTGGTGCTTGTGAAATAGTATGAAGTTAGTTGTATGTGAGTCATGTGACGCCGAGTTTGCTATAAAACACCATCTGGAAACCCGACTATATAAAGTAGCTCATTGCCCGTTTTGTGGTGATGATCTCAACGAAGAGCTAGAAGATGAGCTCGAAGATTACGGAGATGACTATGATGAATGAATGTCAAGAATGCGGCCACGAATGTCATTGTGAAGGAAACTGTAATAATGAAAACTGTAGTTGCGAGAATTGTAATTGTGCAGTTGAAGAATGGCCAGACAACCCTGTTGATGGTCACCAATTGTAATGTTTTGGGTTCTCGTTTGGGTACAACTAATATCTGGTAAACCTATGGATCATTTTCAGTTGGGAGTTTATGAAACTCAAAGTGCTTGTAATAAAACAAGAGAACAAGCAAAGGTTATGATTACTCATAACGGTATGGACATTGCTTGTTTGTATATAGAAATAGAAAATAATAAAATTGAGTGATTTATTTGAAAACCGTGAACCACTTGAATCAGAAAGACTTGCAATCGAATTAAAACCAGTTGGTTCAATTGAAGTGGATAGTAGTACAGGTAACTTATATTTTGAAGCAGCAATACTTATTGGAATTGTTGCGGTGCTGTATATTGGTAAGAAACTTGTGGATAAGGTATTAAAATGAAAACTCAAAGTGCGAAGGCTAAAGGTCGCAGATTCCAGCAATGGGTTCGTGACCAACTGATTGAGAAACTTGAAGTACATCCAGAAGATGTAGAATCTAGAAGTATGGGCGCTGGTGGGGAAGACCTCATCATGGCTCGTGCTGCTAGAGAAAAGTTTCCATATTCTATTGAATGTAAGAATCAGGAGACATTGAACGTATGGAAGTCATACGAACAAGCAGAATCTAACTCTGGTAAATATGAACCAGTTGTATTTATTAAACGTAATAATCAGAAACCTTTGGTGGTTGTTGATGCAGAGTATTTTGTGGGGTTACATGAACGAGTGGATTGAGCAGTACAAACAATATCACAAAGAACACAATGATTATGGTAACGGTGATGGATTAAAATTTTATTTACAACATATAGTAGATTTAGTACATGATTGGAAAGCTGAAAGTATACTAGACTTTGGGTGTGGTAAAGCAGAAGGTTATTTAGATCATAATCATCATAAACATTGGGGCGGGATACTACCATCACTGTATGATCCAGCAATTCCAGAATACGATACTTTACCAGAAGGTACTTTTGATGGTGTCATTTCATTTGATGTGATGGAACATATTCCTAAAGAACAAATTCCAGAAACTTTTAATAAGATATTCTCTAAGGCGAATAAGTTTGTATTTCTTGGTATCGCAACTGCTGCAGCCAATGCCATTCTTCCTAACGGTGATAATGCACACTGCACAGTAGAACCTATTGGTTGGTGGGAAACTATGGTGAAGAAATATTCTCCAAAAAAAGTATGTACGCATATAAAAACTACAGGAAATTGTAATAACTATTCTATTATAAATGAAGAACTATATATGGAATTTTTCCTAAATAATTTAAATATTAATGAAAAGGCCCCTTGACAATGTTAACGAATCATGTTAGAGTATAGTAATAATGGAGATAAACCTAATGATTGAAGTAACAATAGCATTTTGGATTACAACAACTGCTTGTGTAGTAACTTATTTTTGGGGTAAAGCTCAAACTAATGTAAATATCATTGCTGATAAACTTTTAGAAACTCTCAAAAGTGGTGGATATATAAAAACTAAGTTAGATGAAAATGGTGAATTGGAATTAATTAAATTAGATGATTAAGATTATATTATGGATTACATTTGGAATTATGTTATACCACTTTGGTGTAATTACCACAATAACCAATTTTATCATTACATCTGATTTGATAGATTTGCTGATAGAATTTTTAGAAGGAATTAAAAGAGAGTGAAAAAAGACAGAGAAAAATCTGGTATGACTGTTGATGTTCGTAATAACGATATTAATGGTGCTTTGCGTGTGTTGAAAAAACGTATGCAGACTGAGGGCGTGTTTAATGAAATGCGTGAAAGTACCCACTATACCGCAAAAAGTGAAAAACGTAGGCTTGCTAAAGCTGCAGGTAGACGTAGGTGGTTGAAAAAGATTAATGAAAACGAAACTATAGAAGGATAGTAAAATGGCTAGAAAAAAGATTGTAGCTAGTACTGAGAATAATAGTTGGGTTGCACCAAAGGTTCGTAAAAAACGTAAACCTATGACTAAAGAGCAACGTATCGCTGCAGCAGAAAGACTTGAAAATGCTCGTGCTGCTCGAGCACCTGCTAAAAATGAATCTATATGTCAGTCTGTTCTTGATAGGGGAGATGAACATCCACTATCAGCAAAAAAAGTAAAGACATGGATTAAAACACAAAAAGCTTTGGCCTCAACATATAGATCAGAAGTTCGTAGGGAAGTAAAAGGTTCACATACAAAACTAGCTGATAGTGTAGGTTACGTTAGACATATGCAGCATTACTTAAAACATGGTGATTGGATCAACGATTACTATGGTGAGTATGAAGAAAAGAGGGTACAGTGGAAGACGACACATCCAGCGGGGTAAGTAATGTTGTTAGGGGCCCGTGGTCTAGAGCAAAAGTTATAGACCCAAATGAAACTGACAGAGTTACTGAAGATATGGTTTTCATAGATGATGTTTCTGAAAGTATTATGATTCCTGCAATACATAATCTTGCAGAAAATGGTGTAGATATAAAGGATGGAGACTTTATAGCTGAAATTGGGTTTTTAAACGAAGTAATAAAATCTATTATGTATAGATCATTAAATTACCAACACCCGATACATCAACTTATTGATTCTATGATGAAGGTGGAAACTGAAAATCCACTTCAAACTTATGCAAAGTTTGACTATGAGATGTTGGGTAAAGTAATTCAAACAACACATAATGAAAAAGATGATTCAGGAGATGAACCAGCGTGATAATAATTGATATGAACCAAATCTCATTAGCTAGTCTAATGATGCATTTGAATATGACTAAAGCAAAGTTACCCGATGAAAGTATGGTAAGACATATGATACTCAATTCGGTTCGTATGTATAGGACAATGTTCAATGCAGAGTATGGTGAGGTAATTCTTACTTATGATTCTAAACATTATTGGAGAAGAGATTTCTTTCCTCAATACAAATCAAATCGTAAAAAGAGCAGAGATGCAGACAGTAAAGATTGGAATGCTATCTTTGAAACTCTAAACAAGATTAAAGCAGAGATTAAAGAAAATCTTCCGTATAAATTTCTAGAGGTTTATGGAGCAGAAGCTGATGACATAATAGCTACATTGTGTAAGTTTACTCAAACAGAAAAAGATCGTAGCAAAAATGAGAATATTATCATTGTGTCTGGTGATAAAGATTTTATCCAACTACAAAAATATGTTAACGTAAAACAATATAGTCCTATTCTTAAAAAGTATGTAGATGGTCATGTTCCAGAAACCTATATAAAAGAACATATACTTAAAGGCGATACTAGTGATGGAGTACCTAATGTCCTATCACCTGACAATACATTTACGGATGGATTAAGACAAAGACCTTTAGGAAAGAAAAAGATTGAGACTTGGTTGGATATAGACATTAATGATTTACAGGATGAAGTCAAAAGAAATTACCAAAGAAATGAGAAACTCATTGACTTGAGTAAAATACCAAATGAACTTGAAGGTGAAATCTTAACAGAATTTCATGGAGCTCCATTCGGTGACAGAAGCAAACTACTAAATTATTTTATAAAATCAAGATTGAAAAATCTTACTGAAACAATTGGAGAATTTTAATATGCCAGAACAAACTTATACACCTCTATTTTCTGAGGTACTTGACAGAGTACACAAAGCAAAAACTAAAGATCAAAAAGTATCAATACTTAGAGAGCATAATACTGATGCATTACGCATGGTACTCAAGGCCGGATTTGATCCAAGTATTGAATGGGTAATTCCAGAAGGTGAAGTTCCTTATACACCCAATGAATCACCAGAAGGAACAGAACACACTATGTTAGCCATGGAAGCAAAAAAATTGTGGCACTTTATTAAGGGTGCAGATAGACAAACCAAACAACACCAGAAAGAAACAATGTTTTTTCAGATGTTAGAAGGTTTACATCAAAACGAAGCAAAACTTGTTATTGCTGCTAAAGATAAAAAACTACATCAACTATACAAAGGTTTATCTTCTAACGTAGTAAGAGAAGCATTTGGTTGGGATGAGGAATTTGTAGTTCCAAAACCAGATGTATATCCAGCTTCACCTGGCCTAGCATCTGGTGCTGATAGGTGATTATAAACCCCATTCAGTGGCCATCAGTGGCATATCCTAAGAAGGAGCAACCATTGATACCCAGAGTGGAACGAATCACTCCATCAAAGTGGCCCGATAAATCACTAAAACGTCTATTGCAAGACATAAAAAAAGAAAAATAATAATTAAACCCTTGTAAAACAAGGGTTTTTTTATGCATAAAGGCCTTGACTCTTTTGTATTTAAATGGTAATGTAAAGTATAAGATAGAGAAACAAAGAGAGAGTTTTAAAAATGCAAAAT